AGCCCGTGCTAACCTGTCCACCTGAATTGAAATACTTGTTGATACGTCCTGCAGGGTCAGCAAAGTAATCTGTGCCCATGTCCTTGGTCAAACTGATCTGCACAGCATCCTTGATCAGCTTTTCCACTGGATCAAACTCGCCCTTTTCCAGCAAGTCTGCTGCTTTCAAGATAGCACGTTCCAGTTCTTGACGCTTGGTAAAGCTCTCAAACTCTGCCATGAACCACTCGTTGTGTCCTTCATTGAGTTCAGGCACAGACTGCAATGTGATACCACATGCCGCAGATATCTGTGCGCGGTCTGGCAGAGTTTTGTACTTGTCTGAGTGTTCTTTAATAAACTCTGCTGCTTTGCGCAAACTGCGATCAAAGTTTTCTGGATTGTAGATGTTCTGAACACGCACATACGAGCTGGCGTCTTCCAGCATCATTTCCAGAAACAATCGTTGTACTTCAGTGTTGTATTCTTTTAACAAGGGCTTTCTTTCTTAATTCAATTTTGATTCTGCTGGTTTCTCGTGCCTGCATAATAGTTAGCAAGGTACCAAGTCGACCGTATTTCTTCACAGCATCATTGACGTCTTTGCAATCTTCCCAGGCAGGTATGCTCACTGCCCATCCCAGTTCCACTGCTCTGTCAATCAGTTCCAGTCCTGCACGATCTTGATCCGGCACCACAGTAACTTCTCGTCCAATGCCACGAATCAGTTTGGCTTGTGCATTACTAATTTCATTGTGTAGTAACGCAACACCACCAATGCTGAGTGCATCGAATATGCCTTCCATGACCAACACATGCTGCCAATTGGGCGGTTGCAAATCTATGCCAAACACATAGCCAGGTTGTTGTTCGCTGATAAACTTGGGTCTTTTGCCGTCAAGAAATCTAGCTGTGTAGCCCACAATCTTGTTGTCATGCGTGAACGGCACAATCACACAAGGCCTGGTCCAATGAACACCATCGGTACGTATGGGTGTCATCACAGGAAAGTCTTCGGGCACCCGACGATCACGAACATAGTCCCAGTACTTGGGATGTTCCTGTGTGATCAATTCTGATGCTGGTGGCAAGTCACGTTCTTCAAAGTCAATGCCCTGCAGTATATTGGCCACACGTTGCCGATCTTCCACAATGCCGTGGATACTGCGATGACGCAGACTTTCCAAATTGGCCAATTCTATGTCTCGGTCAGGTACACCCAACCAGCTCAAGAGCCTACGGGCCTTATAACTTACAGTACGGCCAAGGATAAAGCTAGCAGTGTATCCACAGTTGAAGCAGTGATAGCTCCAACCTTGTTCATTGACTTTGATTCCGCCTCGTAATCGTCGGTCTGGGCTGTTGCTGTTGTGATGGCAACATACTGCATTAAAACTGACCCACCCGCTGGGACTGGCTTTGCGTTTTGCAGGTAGGTATTGAACAATATCAAGCATCTGTTTATTATAACAGAAGCAGACTTATCTATACAGCAAATTGGTGACAGTACCGTTGTTTATGACAACATTGGCATAGACAGGACTGCCAAACGTAACAGGCAAATAACCTGCGCCACCAGCTGTGACTGTGATTGCCCCAATTTGGCCATTGCCAGCATAGGATCCAACGGCCTCTGCACCTGCACCGTTGCCAATGATAAGCACATTGGGGGCAGCAATGTAATTCTGTCCTGTATTGTTCACAGTAATACCAGTGACCACACCATTCACTACTGTGGCAGTGGCTTGTGCACCAAATCCCTGACTTTGATTGAATGCCACACGAATCAGTGGATGAAATCCTGGCACGTTGAGATATATGGTGCGAGTCTCATTGAGATACTGTGTACTGGCAGTGACGTCATACCATGCGGACTCATAGTCTTCTGCTGCCTGTGCTTTGATTGTGCCTGTGAAGTGATGCAGATCCATTTTGATTGTGGTTAGGCTGGCACCGTGTGTGGGGATTTGGCTGCTGTAAAATTCAGTGGTTTGAGTGTAGTTCTGCGGCTGCGGAGTCAGTGCCCAGTCTGGCCAACCTGCTGGTGGGTTTTGTGGCCAAGATGTTGGGCCGTATATTGTGGGAATGGTTAAATTGCTGCTGTCTTGAAATTCAGGGAATATAGAATCCACAATGTTGCAATCTGCGCGAGCCTGGCTGTTGGCGTCTGTGTACACTGCCTGCACGTAGTCTCCGGATGTGCGTTGAATACTGTAGCTGGCTGGCTGTGCTGTGAGATTGATAGTGTCTGCAGTATCCAGAGTCACTTTGACTCTGCCCAAGGCAGCACTGAGAATGGTCATGTCTTTGGCCAGCAACAGTTCGTCACCGTCTTGGCTGATCAATCTAAACACAAAGGCACTGCCAGTGATGTTCACTGGCTTTTGTTCCTGGTTAATAAATTCAAACAATAGCACGTTGTCCACGCCCTTGTTGATGGTTAGTTGTTTTGCGTACACTGGGTTATACCTCGCTGTGAAATAGCCACCACTGGTGTCAATCAATAATACTTTGGTAATTTGTTGGTATAAGTATGCTGTGGTGGAATACATAGGATCCTCGAACAATATTTATGGGCAACGACATCTTTACTAAATTGGCAGAAAAATACCCCTTTATCACGCTGTGCTTGTACGCAAACGTAGAATATGTGGGCATAGTTCAAAACAGGGACGACACTGTTACCACCATCTACGATTTTGGACACGTCACTGACTTGCAAGACAAGCTGGCGTTTTTAGAACTGGCCAATGTCTGGTGGTGGGAAAGCAATCGCAGCATACCTATCAATATATTCTTGCGTGGGGAATGGGATCAATTCCGTCACACCTTGCGTACATTTTCAAACAAAGATCTAGAAATACTTCATGGTCCTGCTTGTAGTTTGCTGGACATTGCTCGCAAAAAGAGCAAGCGCAAATCAATTACCTTGGTTAGACGACTTGATTGAGCAGATTCATATGCAGTGCTACCAAGGCTGCGTAACTGATTGCATGGGCTTTCTTGAATGTGTATCCACGACTGGTATCTCCATCCCATACTGATGCAAACACTTCTGGCCAAGGACGCCGTTGTAAGTGTGCTTTGCCCGGACGAATAATTGATATAAACGCAGCCAGTCTTGGTATGCTGTCTGGTTTCATTTCTTTCAACAAATCATAGTAATTGCCCACGTGTGCCAACTGACTGACCCAATGAGCGTCAGTCCACAGTCTGCTCCACGGTGGAGTTGCAGCCAGCATGGCTTCGTAGTGTTCGGGAGTTTGAATCAAACTGTACACACTCATGTTCAGGAAGTCCAGTTTGAAATAGCCACGTTGTTCTGCTGTTTCGTAGTCTATGGCTGCACACTGATTCACAGGATCTTGCGGAATATCTGTAACATACACTCCCGAATTGTGTCGTCTGCCGTCGCTTTGTCGTGCGGCTGTGTGCCGGATCAAGTTCAGCACGGTATTTCGATCAGCAAAGTCTAAATCAATATCTGCACTCATATCCACGTTTTTCAAGTTGAGCATTGATGTATGCTTCTGCAAATAAATTTACCTTAGGGGCCGGTAATGCCAAATCGTTGCACAATGTGTCAATTATGCGATCACATGTTTTTTTTAATTCGCAGTAGGGCTGTCTTGTCAAGAACTCCGTGTGCAAGATTTCCACACGTTCCCAGTTATTGTACACTATACCAGCCCACTTTGCAATGAGTTTTATGTGTTGTAGAAATTGCTCTGGATCATAAAATACAGAAAAAGGAAAAACATAAACTGACTTGTTGGTGTAATGCATTTTGTCAGCTTGTTGTTTCATAAATCCCGAATGTTTGGGATTTGCGAATCCAATTTTAAAAAAATCTCTAAGAATATCTCTAGGACAATCTGGAGATTCAGCAGTCAGTTCATACAGTTGCAACTGATGTTGGTTAATACATTCATCTTGAATATGTATTGGTAGTTGCTTGAATTCTTGCACTGTTTTTATCACTGGCCAGCTGGGATCACGTACTGCATTATAACTAATCTCAATTTGATTCAAAAAATAGCCATTGATCAAATCTTCTAGTACATGACGATAGTTTATGTTGTTTAATTTGTTGTAAGTATCAATTTCCAACTCATCACAATCATACCCATGGTCGCCTGCTCGCAACAAACTAATAGCACTTAATGGCAACAGATCAGTTTCTGCAATTTGTATACTAATTACCATTTTGTCTGGAATATCAATATCTAAATAAGAATAATGACTGGCAGAAAACATCTGTGGTTTGATGTATTTTTTATTGTGTGCTGCACCGGCTTGATTGAATGGCAGCGTGTCTTGAGTGCAGCCCGCTACAGAGTTACACACAAATTCTAAAAAATTACCATGAGCACCACCTTGGAAATCAATTGATATCATGATCTTGCCATAAAATAGTTTTGTCCTACTATGCATAATTTCAAAGGATCCCAGTGTTGATACACGCTTAATGTCATTTGTTCTCTATATTACACAAGGCCATAGCTATCTTCAGTGCATCTTCGGCACGATCACGTGCCAACAGTGCATCGGCTACAGTGGGATGCTGCTGAGCCAACTCCAACATACATTTTTCTTCATCCATTTTACGGCGTGCCCATTGCACAGCTTCTTGAGTCACTCCGTCTAACTCAACTTGCGGATAGCTAGACTGTAGTGGCAACCATGAGCTGCCATCATATACTTCAAAGTTGTTGCTGATGAATCTCACCATGCCGGCGCTGGCTCTGGTAGAGTCGACGTAGGGTGCATTGTACACACTGCCTGAGATGTGTATGCCCATGCCGCCTGTGATATTTCTAATCATGTTACCATCCTGCTTGGGTCAAAATTGTTGTGGCATATGCCTTGTCATCGGGATTCTGCTGTAGCTTTTTGAGCCACACATCTGAATCAATATAAGGCCAGATCAAACTGACCTGTGCTGCATCCAAGTTGCTGAGAAACTGCTGACCCGAATCACTACAGTATATGGTCCATGGACTCAGTCTACCTGATACAATAGCATGGCACAAAGCATGCACATTGCCATAACGCAAACAATCATGTGGAGGTGCTTGAGTATTCTCTGCCCAGGTCATGCTGTACTCAATAGCTCGAGCCAGTGCATCTTCTACTGCTTCCACCTTGAGATAGTCCAGCAAGTATTCTGTGTACACACGATCTGAGCACCAGAAGTCAATCTTTTTGTTGTGCTTCAACAGCCATGTCATGAACTGACCAGGATTGATTGTGCGAGTATCCACACAGTATCGTCCAAACTTCACAAATGCACGATAATAGGCACTGCCGGCAAAGTCTTCAAATGTCTTGGATTTTGTAGATCTCTGTACTGTAGCATAAAACTTTATGTAGGCCTGAAAGCCCAGTCTCACACCTGGCTCATTCTGTTCCTGATGCCGCCGTTTGGCTTCGCACACATGAACTGCTATGCTGGTTTCCTTGGCAAAGGTCTTGTTGCAAAAGTCACAGCTGAATTTACTTGGGGTCGTTGCCATGCTGACGAATGTATGCATCTAGTTCTTTTTTGGTTGTGATTGACGCCAACAAGTCAATCTCATCATTTTTCATGTGCGGAAACAGTTCGCTGAGTTGTTTCTTGAACGAACTGGCACCGGGTTCTTTTTTCTTGGGCGCAATCCAGGGATGTCTTGGCGTACCCATGTCTGGGCTCACGGTGGTGGCCAACAACCATTGCAGTTTAGGATGCTTGCCCAGATCAAAGAAGTGCTTGTTGAATCGCTCGTTACAGCTGATCACATAGAACTCCTGCAGATCTCTTGACCCTTCAACAGAACTGCCCCAACGTATCATGAGATAGTTACTAAACTTCTTGCGTTCTTCGGCTGTGAGCTCGTCGTAGAAGTCTCGATTCTTGCGATCAAATTGTCGCATCTCATTGGCAATGTTTAGTTTGTCACTCATGGGTTTTGCTCAGGTTGTGGATCATTATAACACGATCCAGGGCATCTTGTAAAGTGGGATTGGTTTTGGCAGCTCGCCGAATTTCGCCCCATAATTTAGCGTCCATTATATGTTCGTGTAACGGCCTGCCGTCTTCTGTTCTCTTATCGTAGTCTATTCTGTGACCAGTTACTGGATCGTAATCAGATCCTATTGCTACTCTGGTGCTCGGGTCTGCGCCGAACTCACGGGCGTAAGTAACGCCATCAGCACGTTCGTAAATGTATGTTGCACCAGGAGTTAGATCACCCATTGGTTACCAAGCCTTGTTGTAGTCTACAATTTCACAGTTGCGACTTACGTCTTTTACAAAGTACACACAGTCGGGTTCCGGATCGTCATTTAATGGCACTGCCAGCATTTGGCCGTTTTTGAGTTTGGGCGCATACCACGAAACTTCGTGATATACATCCAGAATTTCAATGTCAGGGAAACTGGGACGGAAGCTGGTCAGGGGATTGAACTGAAACACTCGGAACCCACGGTCATTGATTGATGTCAAGGGCAACACTTCAAGATCTCCCACTTCAGGTTCGCCTATCAAGATCTGCCAGTCCATGGGCATGCGAATTGTGTTTTTGCCTATGCGTAGCACCAAGGCTGGGCTGTTAAAACTTTCTAAAAAGATAAGTGGTATAAAATGATAGTCAGGATCTTTGGGGTCTGAATTGTCAAGGATAGCAAAGCGCATATCATCAATTTCTTCAGGTAAATGATCTAGGTTGTAGTGTTGGTTGTCTAAGGTTAAAATTCGCATATGTTTAATAATACAGGTTTGTGTGGCAATTGTCAACCTTATGCCAACTTCATCCAATCCAGCTTCTCTGCTGAAAAAGGATATTCAGCATCGCGATAGAACTGCTTGCGTTTGGTCAAATGCCGCTTGGCAAACTTGCAGGTGCTGGTTATGTCCCAGATCTGAACATGGTCTTTGTCTTCTGCTTTGCGAATTCCTCTACCAATGCTTTGGATAACACGGACAAAGCTTTTTCCTGGTTCAACAAGAACCAAGTTAAAAATACGGGGGATATTAATACCAACAGCAGCCACTCCATATGTGGCCACAATGATTTTGTCCGTTGCTTCAGCCACTTGATCATATTCGTCTTGACGGTCTTTTGATTTAGTGGCACCACTCACAAACACTGCTTTGTCTCCCAGTCTGGCCACTAGTTCAGTGCCCGCTGCCACACGGTCTACTAGTACCAAGGTGTTCCCAGTTTCGTTGATCTGCAGGATCAATCCTGCCATGGCATCCAGGCGACCTTTTTCTTCCAGCAAGTATTTAAGTTCACTTTGATAGTTGCTGAACTCCACGTGGTCCAGCAGTTGCACAATGTTCACATGACACTGGGCCAACACACCACGGTCTTGCAATTCGCTGGCACTGAGCTTGCTGATAACAGGACCCAGGCTCACCAACAGGCTTTGGCTTTCAAACTTCTCTTTTGGCACTGTGCCTGTGAGTCCCCAACGAATTGGTACTCTTGACATCACACCTGTGAGCATGGTCTTGAGTGCATCAGCTTTGGCCATGTGAACTTCGTCTACAATCACACATACCACACCTTCCATAAAGTCCAGTATAGTAAAGTCAGCAACACCACTGGCTGAGTTCTTCATCAACACGTTGAGACTTTGCCAAGTGCAAATGGTATGCGTCTTGCCCAGCTCTTTGCGATCGCCAAAATACACACCTACATCCAGGCCTAGATTGATGTAGTCCTTTTCGGTCTGCCGCACAAGGTCTTTGTTGGGCACAATGATAATGGACCTACCATATTTTTGCACGTTCCAACTTAGAGCTGCTGTCATTAGAGTCTTACCAGCACCTGTGGCTACTTCTTGTATACATTGCGGATTCTGCAGATAGTTGTTGACAATTTCTACTTGATAGTCACGCAACATCACAGGCTGTCCTGCCATTGGATGCCCTACAGGCCACATTGTGTCCTGGAATGTGTCTTCCCGCATGGCATCAAATTCAAATGTGTTGGAGTAGTCACGTTGATCATCTAGCTCAATGTCGTAGTCGTATTGCTCCAGGATGGGAATGATCTCGGGCAACAAGTTGATGTAACTGCTGCCTCCCAACTGAAAATAGGCCACCTTGCCGTCCCAACGACCCAGTCTCACAGCAGGTTGATACCGTGCTCCGGGTATTTCATACTTGAATGTGTTTACTAGTTTTTTGCGACAGTCAAGGTCCAGACCTTCAATCTTGATGTTGACTTCATCACGTATTTGTATTGTGCATTGTTTCATAATTTTTTATTGTTTGAATCCATTCTAAGAATTCTTTGGGGTACACATCTTGATATTGTAACTTGCTTGTTTGATTATAATACATTAAAAATGACACAAAGTCAACTTCTAACTGATGTTTATCAAATTTATGCATGGGCTCCGGGTCGTTTATGAGATAGCTCACTGTTTTGTTTGCTAATATTTTTTCAATAGGAGTCAGTGATTGATCATTGGTAGCAATCCAATTTTGAATTTGGTTGCTAAGATTTTGTTTTGTAATATGGGGCAACAATGAGATAGACTGAAACTCAGGAGCTCGTACGATTGTGCTGTAAAAATTCAACATCCTGTCTGGGTATAGGTGTCGCAAGTGTGCGTTCAACTCAAACTTGTCAGTTAGGCCCCATATGTTCAACACATTGACAGTGCTTTGCAACATAAGGAAACAGTTATTTGGCGTATTTGAACACCAGTAATGTACGTTGTTTAAAAATTTCTGATAGTTTAAACCTTGCCTTGCGTATTCAGCAATGTTGCCTGTTGCATCAATACTAGCACATATGGTTACTTCGCGAAAGTTTGGAGCATAGGATGCAAATCGTTTTACTAGTGCAGGATCCACAGAGAAGTTACTGTTGATAGCAATATCTAAATTTGGCGCCACTCCCAATGATTCAACAAATTTCCAAAAGTTTTTGCTCATCAAAGGTTCGCCACCACTGACTTTGATCACTTTTACTTGGTCACGTATTGTTGGCCACCACGCAAGCCAGGCTTCAAGATACTCTTGTTTGGTTGTGCCTGGCGCAATGTGAATCTTAGAATACAGCTCACGATGATCTGTAACAAGGTGTAATGATTGTGTGTGTATCTTGGCAGCCCAAGATGAACTCTGCCCAGAGTCGCAGTAACTGCAGGTCAAGTTACAGTAGTTATCAAATACTATTT